TTTTTATCTTTTGGTTTTTTCTTTGTCTTCTTCTTTTCTTTACCCTCATCTTCACCCTCTTCTTCTACTTCAGGTGCCTGGTAAGGAACTATTGCACTGGTTGGTAATGCTTTTGGTTTTGGTCCGACTTCAACTGAGCTAAATTTAAGTTTAGACGGATCTATTACACCCGTTCTTACATTCTGTCTTACCTCACCTGGGGAAGCAGTGCCTCTCTTAAATGAATCTGCAGATATCTTTGTCTTCTTTGCTTGTGGTCTCTTTCCACCTTTTCTAACCCTTAAAAATTCTTCTTGTAAAATTCTATATTGTTCTTTAAATTCAGGATTTTTTTGGTAGTCTCCTTTTGACTTAAATTCAATTGTAGCAAGTCCCTCCCTCAGTTTACTGAGATAATCCTGCTCAGAAGAATCCTCAAAAGCGAGAGAGGTAAGGTCTACGCCAAGATCTACTAGTATTTTTTCTATCGGTGTAGCAGTCTCGTACCTAGATGCCATGCGCGTGCTGATGCTTTAACTTCTCTTCTTCAAGATGATTCTGTAACATACTAACGTAGACATCACGTTCCCAAGGGAGCATGTTTTCAATCTCTGTTAGTGAATATTTATGGTACTGCATCAACGAAAAATTAAGTTGAAAATACGCCATAAGGTTCATGTGAACCATGGCTACGCGAAAAAAGATGCCAGACCCTCAAGCACAACGTCACTCTTAACTTTAGTATTTGGATTAGTAACAGAGATTGTGTGAGACAACTTAGGCATCGTCTCAAAGAACTTCTCCACACCCTTGAACTGAGATGAATTCATGGACTCAAGGAAATCAGTTACTTCTTTCTTGGTGCAATCAGCAGCCGCCCAAACATCTTCTTCAGTACAGATAGAATCAACACAAGATGCAATCAATTCAAATGATTGATCCATCTGATTCTTATCATCAAAGTCAAAGTTATTCTTGATGAATTGATCCAGTGATGGATACTTCATTACCATCGTGATCTGATCATCAAGTTGAATTTTGTTTGTATGATCTTCATTCTTCTGAATCTGAATATCATCAATATTAATCGTCACAGGAACTTCAGTCGCCTCATCATCAGGGCAAATAATATTGACATCAAGTTCTTCTCCAACAGACTTACCACGAATGTTCAAGAACAAATATTCGATATCAAAAGTAGGAAGTGATTCTACTTTGATACCTTTGGTATGAATACAGTTTTTGATAACTGTTTTAATTGCTGTAGTGATCTGCTTTGGATCTTCACTCTCCAAGGCAATCACAAGAACCTTCTCTTCTTTTACAAGGAAAGGTCTATATTTAATCTCTTGTCCTGTAGATGGCAACTCAAGTTCATAAGTTGGTGTGGCAATCTTTGGTAAAGGCATGATGTCCTATAGATGTATTTCAGTGTGATTATTTATTGGGGTTAGAGGAAAGATGGTAAATCAGTTCTTGAGAAGTCTACTGGGAAAGATGGATTTGCATCAAATACTTTTTTACTAAAGTCCGTATTTAATTTTGGCACATCATATCCAAGGTTTAGATTCGGATTAAAACTAAAGTCATCTGGAACTTGTGGTTGGGGTGTATTTTTCTTCTCTGATGAAGCTGCTGCTTTCGTTGGTGTTAGAGTGTATCTTATGTAAGTCATCGATACAGTACACTTGAGCAACTGAGATGAATCATATGAGACAGGCATCGAATTGATCGCAATAGGAAATGCCTTGATAAAATTATAAGTCAAACTGTTTCCAGTTTTAGTATAAGTATCACTTTCAAACTTTGTGATCTTCATTCCAGAGCAAGAGTAATCATCCACATAGTTCATCCGATAATGATATGTCTCAGTCTCTTGCTCATTATCATCACTAGTTGCAGCTCCACTAATAAAATCAATCCAGGATTCAAAGAATTTAATCGCTAGATAATTATTTCCATCAACATAGAAAGTAAAATCAATTCTATCATCAAAGACTCTGCGGTGAGCATGTCTCTCAGTTACACCAGTTCTGTCACTTGCAATATCAATTAGTGCAAGACTTGAACCTGGAAGAGATGCCTCAGAACAATACAAGTTTAAATTACTCTGATCGGTAGCAGCAAGTTGTATCCCCCTTTTCTGCAAAAGAGATCTGAACTCACCACTATTACGAGGAATAGCAAGTTCCAGATAATATTTTGAAGTAAGAGAAGGTCTTCCAAGTTGAGACTTAAACTGATCTATTGTTACTCGTCCAGCCATCTATAAATAGTTTTTGACTTTATATACTATGTATGGGAGAAAGTATAAAAAGTAAATACAAACCTTCATTCCCCAAGAAATATAAGGGTAATCCCAACAACATTATATGTCGTAGTAGTTGGGAGCGCAAGTTTTGTCGTTACTGTGACCTAAACGAAAACATTCTTGAGTGGGGTAGTGAAGAATTTTTCATTCCATATATCTCACCACTTGATAGAAGAGTGCATAAGTATTTTCCTGACTTCCTTATCAAAGTAAAAGAGAACGCAGGTCATATTAAAACCTATGTGGTTGAGGTGAAACCAAAGAGACAAACTCAACCACCAAAGCAGAGAAAGAGAGTTACTAAATCATATCTGTATGAATGTAAGACTTGGGAAGTGAACAAAGCAAAGTGGAAAGCTGCAGTTGAGTTCTGTGAAGACAGACGAATTGAATTCAAAGTAATTACAGAGGACGAGCTCGGAATCAAATGAACCGTATCGAACCAGTAAGACAAGACATTCAATCAGAGACTAATGTCGATGACAGAATGGAATTGATTATGTATGCACTGAATGATACTGTAACACCCATACCTGAAGAAGGAAAGATCTGCACCTTCAAATACTATGCAAAGACTCCAAACATTAGATACGATCAACATCCTTTAGTAGCGGTGACTGAATTATTTCAGTGGGGATTTCGTGGTATTAACTTTCATCATCAAGATTATCGACAGTATACCTGGGAAGAATTAGGAACTCAAGTCTACATCGTTCAGCAAGATGAACTTGATGATCTATTGTCATTACAATATGGAAAATTTGTGATAAATAAGTAAAAAGATAGTATGTAATGTCATACGGAACATCTGGAGATGACTACTTTGGTGGTCAAGCTGACGAAAATATAATCGTATTTAAAGGCAAGTCCTTGTACCCAGTTGTTGATGAGACAACTGGAGCAACAACTTGGTATGAAAGAAAAGGAGATGGTCTCCTTGATGCATTTAGAAATGATATTAAATTAGGAACAATAACTCCTCCTAGTAAAGATTTTGTTCCTCATGAAGGTACACAATTAGGTGGTTTATGGCCAGATGGATTCAGTGATGTATTAGTTGGGGAAGATGCAAAAGAATTTTTAAGTGATGAGTTTCAATCACAACTCAGAAAAAAAGCATCAGAAATTGTAGAAAAAGAAAATGTAGTAGAGAAAGGTGATAATACCGAAGCAGCAAAAGCGAGAGCTGAAGAATTACTAGACACTGGAGAGATGACAACTCCTCCTGATGCAACAGCGGAGGAAGTTGCACAGAACGCCGTGGATAAGATAAACATCCAAGCGGCGGAGGGAACCAGAACAGACTTTGGCAATCTAAGATACCCAAAAGATATGAATGGATCTCAGGATTATATTCAATTCTCCATGCTTGAATATAAACCTAAAGATCTTATTGGTGGAGGCACTCTCGGCACAGGAGATAGAGCAAGAGTTGGATTTAATCAAGATGGTGGTGGAAGAACCATAATGGGAACTTGTGTTCTTCCAATACAAAGTGGAATTAAAGACAATAACGTCGCAGATTGGGGTGAAAATAGAATGAACGCCGGTGATTTGGTAAAAGGTTCACTTGCTCTAACTGCACTAGGAGATAAAGGTGAAGCTGGATCATTAGATAAAATTGCAGATTCAGTGGAAAAGAACGCTGGTGTTGCAAAAGAGGGGTTCCGACAACTCTTTGTCAACAAAATGACTGGTGTGCAAGGAATACTTAAAAGAACAAAAGGTGCAACGATTAATCCTAACTTAGAACTTCTTTTTAATGGTCCAACATTAAGACCATTTGGATTTCAGTTTAGATTATCTGCAAGAAACAAAACTGAAGCAGAAGAGATAATTAAAATAATCAGATTCTTTAAGCAAGGAATGGCTCCAATCAGAACTAAAGGCAATCTTTTCTTACTAGCACCTCACACTTTTCAAGTTCATTTTGTCCATGCTCCTTCCGATGGAGAACATCCCTACATAGGAAAGATGAAAGAGTGTGCTCTTAAAGTATTCAATACTGATTATACTCCTGAGAATAATTACACAACTCTGAAAGATGGTTTTATGACATCATACACCATCACGATGGAGTTTCAAGAACTTGAACCTGTATATAATGATGATTATACAAATCTTGATGGTAATGCTGATACTCAAATAGGTTTCTAAAATGTCAAATTATTTCAAGAAGGTTCCTAACTTTGAATACGTCAGCAGACTCCCTGATGCTAATATATCAGACTATATTCCTGTAAAAAACTTATTCAAAAAAGGTGCTCTCAGAGAGGACATCTTCCAAGATCTTTCGTTCTTCACTAAGTATCAAATTCAAGGAAGTGATCGACCCGATAATGTTGCGTTTAAAGTTTATAATGACTCAAGTTTAGATTGGTTGGTGTTGGCAGCAAATAATGTGGTTAACATCAAGACCGAATGGCCTATGACACAACTTGAGTATGATCAATATCTTTTAGATAAGTATGGAACGTATGAAAAAATAAATGAAGTTCATCATTATGAAACTTTAGAGCAGAGGAATGGTAGAAATGTAATCGTCGTTCCTAAGGGATTAAGAGTTGCATCAAATTATAGTGTCACTTACTTTGATAATTATGATGGCGGTATGGTAACTAAGTATCCAGTCAAAACTGTAACCAACTATGATTATGAAGAAAGTCTACAAGAAAAGAGAAGAAATATTTTTATATTAAAAGCAGCATATCTACCCATCGTCCTTGATGATCTAGAAGATATCATGACATACAAAAAAGGATCCAGTCAATATAAGACTGAATCCATGAAGACTGCTGATAATATCAGACTATTTGAGTAGATTAATATAAGCTGCGACGACCAAAAGAGTCAGGCACAGTTGATTGTATCTCATCACTCCTCAGCAAGTTTCTGGAAGTAAGACAGGGCATCATCTTCATCTTCACTTGAGGAAGACTTGGGAGTGATGTCAGGTGCGTTGAAGTCAGCAGCAGGTTCTGCACGACGGGAGGAGAAATCGGGTGCGTAAGATCCACGATCGTTGTCCTCATCAGAGACCTCTTCGTCAAGACGAGCAGGTGCAGACTTCTGACCCAGAACCATCTTGAGACGACTCTCCAGTTGCTCATAGGACTTGAACTGATCAGCAGCAGTCAGAGCAGTCAGAGAATACTCTTTCTTCCACAGTGCTTCCAGTGCATCGTCATCATCCAGGAGAGGACCAGGTGCAGCAAACTCAGAGGAGTCATAGTTCCAGTAACCTGCAACCTTCTTCAGTTTGAGTTTGAAGTTAGCACCCTGCCAGAAGTCAAAAGGATTGATAGCAGTCTCATCCTCATACTCAGGTTGCATGGCTTCCATCACCTTGTCGAAGATCTTCTTACCAAACTTGTAGAGGAAGACACGACCTTCGTTCTGAGGGTTTGCTTTGTCCTGCACAACATAGATGTTGGCATAGTAGGACAGTTTACGCTTCTGCTTACGAACGGTGTCCTTGTCAGAATCAAGGCCACTGTTCCACAGTTCACGATTGTGCTCAGACACAGGATCCTTTCCACCAAGAGTGGTCAGGGAGTTTTCGATGTACCAACCACCAGGACCTTGGAAGGCATGGGAGTACATCTTTGCCCAAGGGAGTTCTTCTCCATCTGGTGCGGGCAGGAAACGGATAACTGCGTATCCATTACCAGTCTTGTCCATCTCTGGTTTCCACAGACGGTCATCTCCACCGCTGCTAGTATTATTCATCTTCTCGACTTCTTTAACCAGTTTAGAAGTCAGGGAACCAAGAGAGGATTGCTTTTTAAGATTTGCGAAAGACATAGGATTAGTTAGATTTGTACGGATTTGGCTTGTGTGTACCCCGGTATTCTACAGGTCAGAACCAGTCTTGTCAATCTGGTCCTTCATCACCTCAAGCATTTGTGACATATTATTGAATACCATATTCATGTCAGTCCCTTTCGGGAGACCCATCATAGTTGCGGACTCAAGAATCCGCTCTTTCATTTCTTTTGCCTCAGGGTCATCAGACAAACTCAAACGTGCATAAAGAATCTTCTGTTTGTCCAAAAGTTTTTCGAGCATCATAACATGCTCAAGCTTTTCCTCTTTATCCATCGAAGGAAACTTGAAGACGTTCTTGTAAACATCATCTTGAATCTCACTTATTGCCGTCATTTCTGCACGGACTACATCGGAATTGAAAAAACTCATTACCCTAAAACAACCTGCTTAAGAATTTTTTTATATCGTGATACCTCAATATTTAGGAATGGTGAATACTTCTTCATCCTCATGCTGACGGTTTCCCACACTGGATCAGAGAGTTTATTATCCCAATTCTTTTTGAATCCAAGTATCCTATCGAGAATGACCAGAGTTTCAATTGATATGTCATCTCTAAGATATGATTTCAGAATGTCTGGATGACGAGATCCATCCATAGAAAACATAGCATCAAAATTATTATCTGAAAAGACTTTCTCTGTCTCTTCCTTAAAAAGATATGAGAGTGATTGAGTTCTCTTCTTCCATGAAGTGTATCTACCTTCACCTTCGCGTATCATTTCTCCTATCCAAAGCTTACTTGGATCAGTGCAGGTGATAAAGTTTGATATGAAGAACTCAATTACTTCTTTGTCATCTTTGTTTCGTGCTAGTTTCTCGAACCAGAAACGATCTTTCCTCTTGTAGAAAGACTGGACGGTTGCACGACTCTTTCCACAATACTTGTGATAGTCATACTTCTCTTTCGTGAAGTGGTTCTTCAGAGAGAGGTATTGCTTGTAGGCATCAAAGGGCATCATCAAAAAAGTAATAAGGGGATTTTTGGCCGGAAAAATTTTTCGCCCAAAAATGGAATCAAAGAGGCAATCTAGCCCGGGAACTTCTCTTCAGAAAATTAAGTTCTAATGCTTCACATTTAATTTTTTCTTTAAGAGGTTTAGATATAAGTTTCGGAACAGAGTCTAAGTCGATAGCGTTCTGTTCACAGAAGTGAACTACTGCATCAATATAACTCATTCCTTCTGTCTTCTGCACCAGGGATTCGATCTCCTGTGCAAACCGTGAGGGGCAGAAGAATTTATTTTCTAGTGCTTTTTCTAGTTCATTCTGCATTCTCTGCCCTAAGATTGTGAGATACAAATTCCTTAATGTAACGTACTAATAGTTTAATATAATCCCCTTTGTTTCTTTTGTCAAATACTTTAACCTCACCACCAGGAGTGACCATGATGGTAATGAGTTTCTTTACGGGGATACCAGTCAACTCATAGTAAGCAGATGCATAGAACATTTCTTGAACGAAATAGTTCTCCAACCACTCTTCTGGTTTAATCTTATCGGATGTTTTAAAATCGATGACTGCGAGTTCGCCTTCGTACTCTCCGATACAGTCAACGCGACCAGCTAATCCAAGATATTCA